TGTCGGCCCAACTGCCCACAAACACTTCGCCGTCGCCCTGCTGCTGCCAGATAAAGTCGGGGATGCTGAACACGCTGGCCAGGCTGTCCATGGCCAGGTAACCGGCCGCCAGGCTGTAGAAAAACGGCGCCTTGACCTTGGCGTAAGCCTTGTCCGGCACGCGAAAGCGCAGGCCGGTCTTGTCGCTGACCTCGGCCAGGACGCCCTGTAGGTCGACATGTCGCAGGTTCAACGGCATAGGCTGCGATAGGATCGCCGCCAGTTCGCGGCAGACCAGGATCTGCTGCACGCTGTTGATCGCCGTAGAGCGCTCAACAAAGCCGATGAAGTGGCGCTGCAGCGGGCTGTCGTTGTAGCCGACATCGAGCGTCACAAGACCCTTGACCGGCCCGTCTGCCTGGATGGTGAAGGTCGCCCGGCCGGGGCTTTTGATCTCCAGCCGGACTTCGTCCTTGATCAGCGGATAAGGCGTGCCGCCGATGGTCAGTACCTTGTGCAGCTTCATGGCGTCGGGGCCAGCCAGTCATCCACCTTTTTCAAGGTGCGTTCGAAGCCGCTCAGTTCCCCGGGTGTACCGCTGCCATCGCCACCAGCGGCGCCGCCCACCGCCGAACCTGGGCCAGATTGCGACGTCACGCCTTTGGCAGCACGGCGACTCTCTACGCGTTCAGGGTTGGAGAGTTTTTCAGACAAGGTGAACTGCACCAGCCAGGCACTTAGCGTGTCGTCTTCACGGGCACTGACGCCGTCAGAGAACTGCACTTCGCGAATCCCGAACGCGGCAGCGGTGTCGTTGACGATGCGATACATCTTGAGCTGACCACCGCCGGCCGTGGCTTCGGCCAAACGCATCAGGCTGCGCAGTTGCACTTGGTCAACGAAGGGGATCATTAGGGAGACCGTCAGGGTTTTGGGCTTGAAACCCTTGTGCGCGGTCTGGCTGTTGCTGGTCTGCCCCGACAGATCGTCGCTTTCAATACGCAGGTTGGCGGTGATTTTCAGGTGTTTTCCCAGGATCTGCTGGCCATCGAGAAGTAGGGTCATAGGCCCACCAGCTCCCGAACAAAGCTCAAACCGTCCCTCGATCCCACCAACAGCACGCCGGCGCACAACACCCACTCATGACCAGGTGCATCGCCTTCAAGCAAGGCGCGGCGCAATTCGTTGTTGTCGCCGGGGCCCAGGGTCCGCGCACACATGCTGTGATCAGCGTTGCCATCGGCCAGCAAGGCTTTCAGATCATTCAGCTGTTTGTCGCGGCCCTGCTGCTGGGCAGCTTTGCGACCGGCCAGCGCGGCCAAATCCTCCATGGGCGAGCTGTCGGCTGCGTAGCTCTCCAGGACGGCGATCTGTCCGGCCATCGATTGCTTGGCGGCCTTGACCACCGTGCAACGCTCCAGGGGCAGCGCCGACCAACGCGGCAACGGCCCAGCGCTGGGGATCTCCCACTTGTCAGTCTCCAGGCGCGACAGGTTCCGCGCACGGCGTTCAGCGCGCACCAGATCAGGGATCGGCAATAGTGCATTGAAGCGCGCCAGGGTCTCGGCAAACTGGTCCAGCCGTGTGCCCAGGAACATCAACGACAGCGCGTATTGAGGGCCAGCCGGTCGGCCGTTGTCGCTGGCGTCTACCAGTTTGGCGGCCAGCTGCTGCAGCAAGTTGGGCGCAGACAGAAACCGCTGGTGGCCACGGCCCTGGCCTATACCGCTTTGAAACGGCGTCACGGTCAAGCACGCCGGGGCTTCGCCCATCTGCCCAGCCAGCGCGGCGCGGCCGGCCAGGATCGCGCCTTTGGCGGCGTCACCCACCGGCCCCGGGTTGGTGCTAGTCATGCCGTTCAGTCCCGCCAGACGCTTCGTGGTGCTGGTCAGCTCGCCACCGGCCAGGTCTTGGGCCGCAGCCATTTGCCCCATCCATTGGGTGGACTGCTCGGGCCAGCGCATGGTCACCGGTGCCCAGCTCATTCGTCAGCCATCCAGGTCGGCACCGAGGGGCGCCCGGTGTGCGGAAAGCCTGACGATTGCGGCCAGTCGCGCAGTGTTTGCATGTACTGCAGCAACTCTTTGAATTGCTCGTCACTCAGTGTCGTCGGCGCGTCGATCTCCAACTGGTCGCGGTGGCGATCGCGCAGCCCGATAGCAACCGACAACGCCTGGTCACGCCATGCTCGCTCGGTGATTGCCATCTGGTCATCGGTTGGACCAGGCGCGGCCACGGCAACCGGCACGCCATCAGCGTTTAGTTGAATCAGCTGGCCACTGTTTTGAGCGCTCAGAAGATCCGCGTAGGCCGCATCAGTGATCTTCACCGCGTCGGCGGGGATGTTCTTGCCGTGAATTTTTGACGATAGGAAACCGTCGGTAGCAGAGAAATACAACATGGCTTCAAGCTCCTAGTAGCCGATGGCGATCCAAAAAAGGGAGTTGGTTGCGCTGCCGTTGACGTAGTCACCGCCCAGGCCCATCAAGTATTTCGAGCGGTCCGGCACAATTACCCAGGTACTGGCGTTATGAGCGAAATTCGCCATGGCCAGCATGGCCACAGCCGCCGTTGGGAACGCCATGGGAAAGAAACGAAAACCGGTGTCGCTGTGCGTTTCGGTCCCGTACCCCCACTGCAGAACCAGCCCACCCAGCCAACTTGGAAAGGCAATAAAGCCCGTAACACCCAGGGAAAAAGAGACGCCCATCCGCAGTTTTTTGGGGGTGACGAACGTGGTGTCGTCGGCTCCGGCATTGACCTGGGCGGCCGTTGCGACTCGGGCAATACCGTGGGCTGCCTCAGTGGCCTGAACATTATCTGCTTTGGTATCAGGGTTGAAATTCGCCTCAGTCCAGAAACGATAGCGTCTGTTCCCCGCCGACCAGCCACCAAAGGCAAACTGGTTGTCAGTGTCCAGACCAAAGAACGTGCCGTATGAACCACCACGAAGGAATGCAATGGCGGCTGGAGCTGCGGCCACACCTGCGTTGGAGACACAAATCGAGGCATGCGCCTGTTCGTAGTTACCTGCGGCCGCCAACGTGGGCAGACTGCCTACCGCAAAATAGGTGGCGTAGTTCCAGGTGCCCCCCATCCGAACAAAGCGCTCATCACTTTCCGGCTTGGTAAATACGTCGGTCTTACTGACTTTCTTGCCAATTTCCGTATTCAACTGCTGCTTTACTGTCGCCACCATCTTGGTGCTGGCCAACACGCTGCTGCTATCGCTCGCTGTGTCATCAGTGATCGCATTGGGCAGATTGCCCAGGTCTACGTCTTCTTTGGTGGTGGCACGGGCGCGCAGGTTCGCGTAATCCCCTGTCCGGGCGGCGAAGTGTTGCACCAGCGAGCCGGCGATGGGCTCCGCCGGGCGGCGATCAGTAATGGTGTTGGCATTGAGCAGATCCGCCAGGGGGATGCAGTAGTGCTTCGCGCCGGCACTGTCGGTGTAGTCCGGGCGAGCGGCGCCGAACACCACCTGCCAGCTGGCCACCACATCGCTCAACTGCCGCTGCAGCGCAATATCCAACCAGGCCGTGGTGGGCAGTGCCGGCGGTACGATCGGAAGCGCGGTCGTCCGCTCCAGGCGAATGCCCTCGACATAGGCGGTGCCCGGTTTCACCTGGTACGCGCCGCCGACCTTTTCAACCTGCAGCGCGCTGCCAAAGAAACACGCACGGCCAAACACGTCTCGGTTGCTCAGGCGCTCGCGCTCATCAATACCGGCCAGGCGGACGGTGAAGTCGTGCTGCCAAGTCTTGGCGTCGATGGTGATACCGGTCAGGCCTTGGGCGCCGTCGAACGCCAACAGCATGTTGCGGGTCAGGTTGTTGCCGATCTGCTGCGGCGGGATGTTGCGGCGCTTTTGCTGGGCGGGCACGTAGGCCACCGCGAACAACACACCGTCGACGGTCTCCAGCCCGATCCAGTTAAAATCCCAGTCACCAACGTCGGAGCCTATCTGCGCGCTGTACACCACCTGGTTGGGGTTGACGTACCCCGCATGCGCAGCCGGGATCTCATGCACATAGACGATCTGCGCCGCCACCGGCTTTGGCGCCGCACGGTCCACTGGATTGTTAGGGTTCAACCCCGGCACGTTGGCAAAAATGAACCGGCTAACTTTCAGCCCAGTGCCGGCGGCTTGTCGCTGGGCGATCAGGCTTTCACCTGCAAGGGTAATACTGGCTCCCATGAGGGCTCCTAAAGGCTGGCGACCAGCGTTTGCTGATCGTCGTGGAAGTGAACAAGGCCGATCTGCACCGGGACCGGTGTGATGGTGGAAAAGTCGTAGCGTCGGCAGGTGCGCCCGTATTGCTGGATCAGCACACGCAGCAGCTCGGGGTTTTGCGACAGTTGCGAGTCGGAGAAACGCAGCAGCACCACATCCCAATCGCGACCGGCCTGGCGTTCCTCGATCTCGACGTAACCGACGCCCAGGCGTTCCAGGATGCGTTTCATGCCGGCGGTGCTGCCGGCGTCCACGGCATTGATAAAGGCGTACTTGACCCGCAGGCGATACAAGCTCTCGGGCTCGCCCTTAAAGCGGGTGATGTCTCGCTGCCAGGCCAGCAGGTCCAACACGGTGATATGGCAGGTGTCCGCGTCCATCTGCAGCAGCGGCCAGCGTAACCAGCCCTCGACGCGCTCCCACCAGGACTGGGCGGCCGCCTTGAGCTTGCCCAGCTCGGTGCCATCGAGCCAGAACGGCAGATCGATCTTAATCATGCAGCACCACCTCCAGGCTCTGGATCCTGGGAATGTTCAGCTCGCTGATGATGTCGGCTGTGGCAAAGCGCAGTGACTCAATGCCAGCGAACTGCTGGTGAAGTTCTTCACCCAGGCGGCTAAAGGAGAATCGCGACTGGGGATAGGTCAGCGTCGGCTGGAAGTCGCTGGCGGTGCTGTCACGAAAGGCCGCACGCACAAACAGCGCGGCGTTGTCCTTGAGAGCAGCACGTTGTTCCGTGGTCAGGGTCGAGCGTGGCCAGATCTCCAGCTTCACCACATGCTGCGTTTCAGGCATGACCATCACCAACAGGTCATCGCCATGGCCATGGTTGCCTTGGTCGCGGATATGCGCGTTGATTTGTGCCAGGTACGTCGCCGCCGGAACGTCCGCGTCGAACAGCACAAACGCGTTGGCACTGCCTGGGCCACGCGGCGCGCCGTGCTGGAAGTACACACCATCCGGACGCACACCTGGGAACGCCGAAATCAGGGCGCGATATACCGCGTCGGTGTGCCACTGGTTGACCGCCGAAAACTGGTTACGGGTGCGCAAGCGCAGTTCGTCGTTGGGTTCAGGATCCGCACCAGGTGTGGTCAACCAACCGTCGCTGTTCACCACTTGGGCAATGCCAGGGACCGGCACCGGCAGGATCGCGTAATAACCCGGGGCCAGGTTGAAACCGGCACCGGTGTCTACCGCCTCGACCAGGATCTGCAGCTGCATCAACCCATCGGCGAAGATACCCACCGCCGTGGTCACCACCTGGTAGATATGGCCGTTGATCGATGCGGACTGCACCAGCGTTCCGGCTGGCACTTCCAGGGCACCGCCAGGGGCCTCACGGGTAAACAGCAAAAAGCCCTTGGCCTTGGTCGCGCCCTTACGCTCGACGTTGACGGCCCAGGCCAGCATGTCGAGCCAGGCGTCTACAGCGGTCTTGACGAAAAAGTTGGGCAGCACCGTGGCCACGAAAAATTCGAGGATCCACAGCACCGGCTTGGTTACCAGGGCGCGCACCACCCGCCAGAACGGCGAATAGGCGCTGGTGTTGCTCAATTTGCTGCCCTGGGCAGCTACCTCTTTTTCCCACTCCTGCAGTAGCCCCGCTTCGGTCGTGGGAATGCCGGCGTCGGCCAACGCCTGCTTGAAATCTACGTCACTCACAAAGTCACCTCGATGTTGCCGAATTTCAGGGTGGTCGCCGTGACCAGGTACTGGCCCGGCTGCAGTTGGGTGATCTGCGCAGTGCCCGGTACCAGGCGTTCGTCCGCCTCCACCAGCAGTTCCAGTTGCTGAATGCAGTCGCGTTGCTTGAGCCGATCGCGCTCGGCCACCAGGGTGACCAGCAAGCCGCTGTCGCGGATCATGTGAGCGATATCCTGGGCGATGCTCGCCCGGTCATCGATCAGCAACGGCTGACGCGACGGGTCCAGCACCAGGTCGTTGCCGGCGATCAACAGGTCGATGTACTCGCTCATCCGCCCACCGACATGGCAACCATGTTTTCCATTTCCAGCGGGGTCATAGGCTTGCTGGTGTGGATCTCGACCTTTTGCACCTGCATGCCTTTGTTCTGCGTCTGGTTGTTCTGGATGCTGGTCAGCAGCCCGCCCTGGGGCACCGCGTTGGGCCGCGCCGGCGACAGGCTTGGAATGGCTGCATTGATGGTCTGCTGGGCTTTCTGCGCCGCTGCAGTGGCGTCCACGGTGTTAACGCCGATGTCGGTACCGGGCACCTCGGGCATGGCGCCAAAGCGGGTTTCAATGTCGACGCCGGGGATCTTGTTCAGCATCTCGATCAGATTGTTGATCGCCGTATGAAAGATCGCGACGATGCCGTCCCACGCGGCCTTGGCCATCCCGGACCAACCGCCCATTGAGGCGAACCAGTCCGACAGCGCGGTGAGCTGGTCACTGACCCACTTGAACGCCTCGCTGTTCATCAGTGCGGCGGTCCACTCGTCCCAGTACACGATGGCAGCAATCACCGCCGCGACCAGGGCCAAGACGCCGATCACGATCCAGGCGACCGGGTTGGCCAGCAGCGCCGCATTGACCAGCCAGATCGCGCCCTGCCACATGAGCATCACACCGCGAACCACGCCCAGGGCGGCCGTCAGGCCATACACCACGGTGATATAGGTCAGCATGATCAGCTTCTGCAGCACGAACCCGGCAGCAGTGCGCAGGCTCATCAACTGCACCACCTTCCAGACGGTGACCATGGCCAGCCAGACCATGCGGCCGGCGCCGACGGCGAACGTCAGCAGGGACATGGCCGCAATCAGCGCCAAGATTGTCAGCGTAACAATGCCGATCACCCGGGTGATGTTGGGGAACATCTGCGTCCAGCGGGTCATGGTGCCGGCGATGCCCGACAGCTTGGCCATCAGCGGCGTAAGGATCGGGATCAATGCCTGGCCGAAGGCAATGCGGAGCGCCTCAACTGCTGCGCCAAACTGCTGCCACGGGTCGACCATGGCCATGGCCATGTTCTTCGCGTCTTCCAGACCACGCACCTTACCCAGCTTGTCCATGCCGTTGCGCAGTCGATCGGTGTCCTTGGCCAGGGAGTTGATCACCTGGGCACCCTCCCCGCCGAACGCTTCCATCAGCTTGGCGCTGGCCGACGCGCTGGTCAGATCGCCCAGTTTGCCCTGCAGCTTGTCCATAATCTGCAGCATGGGCAGCGCTTTGCCGTTGGCGTCGGTGAACTTCAGCCCCATTTTTTCCGAGGCCGCGCCCAGGTTTTCAAAGAACGCCTTGTAGCGTCCGCCGGCGTCGCCGCCTTCCATGGTGCTGCTCAGCGAGCCAATCACCGCGAACTGTTCAGCGATATCGACGCCGGCAGCGGTGGCGATCGAGCCCACTTCCTTAAAGGCGTCCTTGAGCTGGGCGCCGTCGGTGCGGAACAGCTGCACCGCCAGGGCGGTTTGCCCGCCGAGTTTTTCAACCCATTCGCCCTTGCCCATGGCGTCAGCCTGGCCTTTGAACAGGTTGTACATGGTGCCCACGTAGGCGCCCATGGTCTCGGCGTCAGATTTGGTGGCCTTGGCCAACAGGT